TTGTAATATTAAACATTACTGAAAACGATGTATCAGAGCAAGGAGGTTGGCCATTCCCTAGAAGAAGTCTTGCAAAAATTCAAGTAGATCTGATTAATGCAGGAGCTATAGGAGTTGGTTGGGTTATAGGATTTCCACAAGCTGATCGTATGGGTGGTGATGAGATCTTTGCACAAACATTATCTTATGCACCATCAGTATTATCTGTTTTTGAGTCACCTAATGGTAAATATCCACAAACTACTGGCACCGTAATACTAGGTAAAGAAGTTGAAGGTTATGTATCACCTGGAGTAGTAGAAAATATCCTATCTCTTAGAGAGTCTGCAGCACAAGGAATATCTACTGCTCCTGTTGATATAGATCAGTTAGTAAGAAGAATACCATTACTAGTTAAAACTCCAGATGGGTATGCAAGCTCATTTGGTACAGAAGTATTAAAAACATTAACAGGTGCCAAGACTTATATTATAAAAACTAATGATAATGGTATAGAGGAAATATCAGTAAAAGGTATACCACCTGTTAAGGTAGACAGTCTTGGTCGTAAATGGATCAGTTGGGTAGATACACCACAAACAGATTTAAAAGAAATGAATGTTGCAGGTAAGTTTGTTTTTGTTGGCGTAACTGCTAACGGAGTAATGCCACAAGTTGCAACTCCAGTTGGTTTATTAGAACCACATAAAATTCAAGCAGCATTATCTGAGTCAATTTTAATAGAAAACTCTCCAATAATTCCAGATTTTGCTTTAGCTTTGGAAATTTTAATTTTTGGAATTTTTGTGTCATTGACATGGCTTGTAATAAATTATCTTGGTGTAACTAAGGGCGTAAGTATAGCTGTGATTTTGCTTTTAACTACAGGCTTTACAGGAGCTTATAGCATTCAGAAGGGTTATTTAATAGATTTTTCGTGGACTTTTATATCACAATTTATAACTGGAGCTATTGCTTTCTATATAAACTTTAGAAAACAGTTTAAGTTACGTCAATTAATTAAAAAACAATTTGAACATTACCTTGATCCAAGACAAGTTAAACAATTACAAAATAATCCTAATCTATTAAAACTTGGTGGCGAAAAAAGATACGCTACATTTTTGTTTACAGATGTTAGAGGCTTTACCAGTCTTTCAGAAAAACTAAAACCAGAAGAAGTTACTGAGATAATGAACAAAGCATTAACAGTACAAGTAGAATGCGTACAAAAAAATGGAGGCATGGTAGATAAATTTATTGGTGATGCTTGCATGGCTATATTCTCAGCACCTTTAGATTTAGAAGATCACGAAGACAAAGCAGTAAAGACTGCTATCGAAATGCAGGATCGTATAAAAGAACTTAATAAAGAATTATCACATGAGATTGCTATTGGGGTGGGAGTAAATACTGGTACAGCTGTGGTAGGTAACATGGGATCTGATACTAGATTTGACTTTTCAGCTATCGGAGACTGCGTAAATATAGCAGCTAGACTTGAGTCTGGTACAAAAGAAGCTGGAGTTGATATACTTATAGGAGAAGAGACTGCCAAAAACTGTAGTTTTGAGTTAAAATCTTTAGAAGCAATTAAAGTTAAAGGTAAAGAAAAATCTTTAAACGTATATACAATTTGAGGAAAGATATGGCAACAGCAAAAGATGCCCTTACTGCAATAGAATCTCATGAAAGAGAATGCAAAGCATTATACAAAAGTATTGATAGAAGACTAGAAGACGGTGCAAAGCGTTTTGATAAGCTAGAGAATATGATTTGGGCTGTGTATCCATTCATACTAGTATCAATAGTTTTGTCGCAGGTTATTAGTTAATGTCTAAAGTTTTGATAGGAATTATAGTAGTTATGGGATTATCTACTTATTTACTATGGAATGAAAACTCTAAACTATCTGCTCTTAATCAAGCATTTGAAATAAGAAATCAAGAACAAAGGTTAGCAATAGAATCATTACAAAATGATTTTGCTTTACAGACATCGAGCTTACTAGACTTACAAAGTAGAAATCAAGAGATTCAACAAGAAATGTCAAGATACCTTGACATATTTAAACGACATAACTTAACTAAATTAGCCGCAGCTAAACCAGGTTTGATTGAACCAAGAGTAAACAAAGGAACTAAAGATGTATTTGATAGCATTGAAGAAGACAGCCGTAACATTGACAGTCTTGATGATGGCTTGCAGTTGCAGCCTGATACCAAGTAAACAACAGGTTGAGGTTATATCTAAACCTATAGAAAGAACTATAGTGCAACCTGTAATGCCTAGAGAAATAGATCTAAAAGATCCGTATTGGTATGTAGTGTCAGATAAAAATTTAGAAGAGTTCTTAACAAGAGTTGAGAAAGACCAAGGTCAAGTGGTATTCTTAGCTATGTCTGTGCCCGATTACGAGCTCATGTCATATAATATGCAGGAATTAAAAAGGTATATAAATGAACTTAAAGAAGTTGTTGTCTATTACAAAAAAGTTACTACAAAAGAAGGAGAGTAAAAATATGAATATATCGCAAGAAGGATTAAGTTTAATTAAAAAGTTTGAAGGTGTTGAATACAATGCTTACAAATGTGCAGCAGGTGTATGGACAATAGGATATGGTCATACTGCTGGCGTTAAAGAAGGTGATTTAATTTGTCAAAGAGAAGCAGAAGAAATATTAGATCAAGATATAAAAGAGTTTGAAGGTTATGTTAAAGATAGCGTTACTGTTGATCTTGATCAAAATCAATTTGATGCATTGGTATCTTGGGTATTTAACCTAGGGCCTGCTAACTTAAAAGCTTCGACTATGCTTAAAGTATTGAACTCAAGTGATTTTGATAATGTGCCTGCACAAATTAAAAGATGGAATAAAGCTGGTGGCAAAGTGCTTGAAGGACTTATAAGACGTAGAGAAGCAGAAGCCTTACTATTTGAAGGCAAGGAATGGCACGAGGTTTAATATGCCGTTAAGTAAATTACAATTTACTCCAGGAATTAACAAAGAGATGACTGATCTTATGGACAAAGGCGGCTGGGCTGACGGTAATTTAGTTAGATTTAGAAAAGGATTACCAGAAAAAATAGGAGGTTGGCAAAAATCAAACAACAACTCTTATTTAGGAACAGGCAGAGCATTGTTAGCATGGGTTGATTTAGAGTATACAAAATATTTAGGACTAGGAACTACTTGGAAATATTATGTTAGTAGTGGATCAGACTATTCTGATATAACTCCAATTAGAGCTACAACAACCAATGGCATTACTTTTGCAGCAACAAATGGTAGTGCTACTATAACTGCAACTGACAATGATCATGGAGCTGTAGTAAATGATTTTGTAACTATTAGTGGTGCAGTAAGTCTTGGCGGTAACATAACAGCAACAGTTTTAAATAAAGAGTATCAAGTAACTTCTGTACCAAGTGCAGATACATTTACCTTTACAGCAACAGCTACAGCAAATGGAAGTGATACAGGTAATGGCGGATCAGGAGCTGATGCAGCCTATCAAATAAATGTAGGATTAGATGTGTATGTACCATCAACAGGTTGGGGTGCAGGTACATGGGGTGCGGGTGGTTTTGGATCAACAACTGCACTAACAGAATCAGGTCAGTTAAGACTTTGGTCACACGATGCTTTTGGTGAAGATTTAATTATTAATCCAAGAGCAGGTAATATCTATTACTGGGATGAGTCTGGTGGTACAAGTAACAGAGCTGTAGCTATTAGCACTTTAAGTGGTGCTAATCTTGCACCAACAAAAGGTTTACAAGTTATAGTAAGTGACATTGATAGACATGTTATTGTACTAGGTGCTGATCCTATTGTTGGTAGTTCTAGGTCTGGTTCTATAGATCCTTTACTTATAGCTTTCTCAGATCAAGAAAGTGTTACAAATTGGGAACCAACAGCTACTAATACAGCTGGATCATTAAGGCTATCATCTGGATCACAGATAGTTGGCGGATTAAGATCAAGACAAGAGATACTTATTTGGACTGATACTTCTTTATATAGTATGCAATTTATTGGTGCTCCATTTACTTTTGGATTAAACCTAGTTAATGAAAATGTAGGTCTTATATCTCCTAGTGGCATGATTAATGCACCTGATGCAATTTATTGGATGGCTAGAGATGGCTTCTATACTTACTCAGGATCAGTTAAAAGGCTAGTTTGTAGCGTATTAAATTATGTATTAGATGATATTAATACTACTCAATCATTTAAAACATTAGCTTTTACTAACAGAGAATTTAATGAGGTTGGTTGGTTCTATTGTTCTTCTTCTTCTGAAGAGATAGATAGGTATGTAACTTATAACTACTTAGAAGGTGCATGGAGCATAGGCAATCTATCAAGAACAGCATGGATAGATGACGGTGTATTTGAAAAACCTAGAGCTACAGGTAAAGACAGCGATGGTGATAGTTATGTATATATACATGAAAGCACTGATGATGATGATGGCTCACCAATGGATAATGTATTTATAGAATCTGGTGATATAGATATAGAAGAAGGTAATCAACTGGGTTTTGTTAGCAGAATTATTCCAGATGTTAAATTTTTTGGTACAACACCTACAGATGGACAGATCAATTTTGTATTAAAAACTCGTAACTTCCCTGGAGAAAGCTTAACAACTAATTCAACTAACAATATTACAAGCACTACTCAACAAGCATTTACACGTGCTAGAGGCAGACAACTTGTTCTTAGAGTTGAATCAGATGATGATGCAGCAACAGGATCAAGAACTGGTTTTAAATGGAGACTAGGTGCAAACAGGATTGATATTAGAACTGACGGCAGAAGATAATGGCCAAGCTTCTTGCAAGTAGATTACCTCAAGCAAATGGTGAGGTTGATGCTAATGTATTCAACAGATTAATAAGAATCCTTGAGTTAAACCTAGGAACATTTGATCCTAGCTCAACACCACAGTTTAATGATTCTCAAATTTCTACTTTAGCTTTTAACGTAGGTGATGTAATATGGAATACATCTATTGGTGTTTTACAAGTATATATAGGCAACCAATGGGTACAGTTACACACTCCGAAGAATCCACAAGGCTTCGAGACAACTGCATCACTAGGATTTGTTTCTGTTAAGACAAACGGAAACATATCAATTAATGTAACAGCCTCATAAGAGATGATACATAGAAAAAATGGTACACTTAAAACAATATTGTATATAATTTAGTTATGAAGAAAATATCAGAAGGTAATAAAGGAATACAAGCACTAGCAAAGAAGAATCCTGCTTTAGTAGAAAACAAGTTTGGGTACGATGTACCAGGATATATGAATGGCGGTATGCCATTACAATATTTTCAAAGCGGTGGGATGCCTTTTGATCCATCAACTCTTGCGAACCTTGGCAACATGATGCCTAAACCTGGGCCAATGTCATCAGGTTCTTCCATAGGTTCTGCAAACATAAACATACCAGATAATATACCAGGGGATCCTAGAGGATTAGAAGCAATCTTATCAGGAGATATGACAGGTGGAGATCCATATAATGTAACAGATCCAAACTTTAAGTTTGAACCAGACTTATCAGTAGAATACGATGAAGACAATCCTTATGATACAGACAAGTCTGCTTACGATAACTACATGGAAAACACAAGAACAGTAGAAGATGATGCTAGAGATGATTTAGAGCAATCAGTAGAAAATGCAGAGCAACAAGCAAAACAGGATAAAAGAGATAGAATAATGCAAGGTTTAGGTGCTTTAGGAGATATAGAAAGTATGATGGGCGATACTCCAGAAATGACACAAGGTTATTCTATAGGTGGAACAAAAGCATCAAAGGTTGGCATACAAAGATTTAGAAGGGGTGGCATGGCTGATGAAAGAAAATTTGAAAATGGAAGAGAGTTTAATTTTGATGACTATATGTTTGATGATTTTGATTTTAGTGATATAGACTTTGGTGATTTTGGTGGAATTATAAACTTACCAGGTGGTGGTGGAGGATATAGCTATACACCACCAACAGAAGAAGAGATTGCAGAACAACAAGCAAAACAAGCAGCAGCTAGATTAGCAAAAGGTTATGGAGGATCAGGTGCAGCAGGTCGTAGTAGCTATGGTTCACAAACTCCTGGAGCATCTATATCTATTGATGCTAGAGATGAAACACCAGATGCTTACAGATTCTACCCTAGTGAAGTATCAAAACTTTATTCACAAATGAAAGGCACGCCTTTCTCACCATTAGTAGCACCTCCTAAAGAAGCTACTTATGTAGATGATCTACAACCAAGAAGAATAGCCAGTCAGTTATATGCAGCTGACGGTAAATTTGTAGATAGAAGCGAATTAATTACAGGCCCAGGTGGAGAGCGTGGCGACAAGATACCAGCTATGTTAAGTGATGGTGAGTTTGTTGTTAATGCTGAAGCAGTTAGAGGTATGGGTGTTGCAGCAGGTGCTAATCCACAAGACGAATACGAACAACGCCTAGAAGGTGCACGTCAAATGTATGCCTTACAAAAAGAAGGCGAACAAATGATGAGGAAATACAGATAATGGGAATCTTTAGTAGTAAAACAAAACAAGCACCACCAGCAGATGTAATAACAACTCCAGAAACAGGTTATTCTTTTATATCTCCTTACATGGAGGACTACTCAAGAAGACTTCTTGCTTCCTACTTTGGCTCTCCTGGTGAATACGAAGGACTAATATCTCGAGCTAGAGATATACCCATAGAACAAACAGCAGGTCTTACACCATTACAAATACAAGCACGTCAAGCAGCAGGTGGTTTAGGAGACTTTTCTGCATACACAGAAGATGCTGGTAGATTATACGGCAGACAAGAAGATGCACTAGATCAAGCTATGGGATTTGTACCACAAGCTCAAGCTGGTATTGAAGAAGGTATGGGCTTTCAAAGAGAAGGATCTGATTTAGCAAGAGGTGCTGGAAGATTCTCAGATGCAGCAGAAAGAATGATAGGTACAGGAGCTGAGACTGTAGCAGGTGGACTAGGTTCTTTACAAAGAGCTGGTCAATTTGCAGGCATGGCTTCTCCTGAGTTTGGTGAATCAGAAGGAATAGTAAGAGGTGCTGGTTTTGATCCTAGCAGAGCAGAAGCTGGATTAGGTATGGCTGCAATGACAGGTGCTGGAGCCACAAGAGGATTTGATCCTAGAAGTTCATCTGCTTTTTACGATCCATACGAAGATCAAGTAGTACAACAAACATTAGAAGATATAAATAGACAATCAGCACAGCAAGATATAGGGCTACGTGATAGAGCTGTATCTGCTGGTGCATTCGGTGGATCAAGAGGTAGAATAACTCAAGAAGAATTAGCAAGACAAACAGGAAGAGGAGCCGCTGAAGCAGTCGGTGCTCTTAGAAGTCAAGGATTTGGTAGAGCTCAAGATGCTGCAAGACAATCCTTTGAAGCACAACAAGGTAGACAAGCACAACAAGCAGGGTTATTAAGTGGTATAGCAGGACAGCTTGGCAATCTATCTTCACAAAGATCAGCAACAGAATTACAAAGAGCAGGGCAACTTGGTCAATTTCAAGGACAAGGTGCAGATGCTGCAGCTAGACAGTCACAACTATTCTCAGGATTAGGCGGACAACAAGCAGCCATAGGTGGTCAACAGGCCGCACTAGGTAGTCAGATGGCTGGACTAGGACAACAACAAGTACAAAGAGGACAAGCCCTAGGTGGCTTTGGTTCTAGCCTTATGCAAGGCGGACAACAACTAGGTGGCTTAGGTCAATTAGCTAGTGGTATGGGACAACAGTTTGGTCAGATAGGTCAAGGCATTGCAGGTTTAGGACAACAAGGACAAGGAATGCTAGGCAACCAAATCAATATGTTGAATCAACTCGGTCAGCAAGGTCAAGCAACTCAACAGGCTGCACTATCAAGACAGTTCCAAGGAGCACAGCAACTTGCGAACGAGCCAATGCAAAGACTACAACAAGGTCAAGCATTACTTGCTGGATCACCAATGGGAGGAATCTCTGGTGGTACTGGTACAAGTGCTTATCAACGTGGTTCTTATCAAGAGCCAAGCACCTTCTCTAAAGCAGCAGGTGCCGCAGGTACTATAGGTACTTTAGTTGGTATGTTCTCTGACTCAGAGTTAAAAACTAATATCACTAAAGTAACAAACATTGAACCTAACATTGGTTGGTATACATGGGATTGGAATGACAAAGCTAAAGAGCTTGGAATAGACGCAGAGCCAACAGAAGGTGTGCTAGCTCAAGAAGTATTAGAAGTTAAACCAGATGCAGTAGTAGTTAAAAATGGTTACTACGCTGTTGACTACGCTAAGGTATTGTAATGCAAGGAATAATGTCAGGTATGGAGCCTGTAAGATTAAAAGACGGTGGCTTTCCTGATCTAACAGGTGATGGCAAAGTAACTCAAAAAGATATTCTTAAAGGACGTGGCATAGAAGGATTTGCTGAGGGTGGTGATGCTGATAAAAGATTTATGAATCTTCAAAGAACTGCTGAAGGTTCGGGTGCAAACCTTAGAGACTTTACTGATCTTGTATTTGATCCAACCGATCCTGTTGATTATGCAATAGCAGGTCTAATGATTTTTCCTCCAGCAGCAATAGCAGCTAGGCTTATTAAATTAGGTGTTAAAGGAAATAAACTTAAAAATAAAATGAAAAAAGTTGAGGTCATGAAAGATGCTCAACGATCAATGGGTAAAAAAGCAAAAGATTTATTTACCACCAATCCAATAGACAATATGGCAGCTGCTAATGGTTTAGTTCTTGGAGGTACAAGAGCAACAGCTTTAGGTGCAACAGGACAACTAGCATTAAGAAATGAATTGGCTGACATGGCAACTACAAACGAAAGAAGCATATCAAGAATTGGGCCTGCTGAACTTTATAGCTATGAAGCTAGAGATCAAATTAAAGAAGATCCTTCTTTAGTTAAGAAAGGTGGCATAAGTGATTATGTTGAAATAGCTAAAATGGTTCCAGAGTTTTATGATATTGCAAAAGATCCTGAAGGAAGAGAAGCAATGGCTGAGGTAATAAAAGAATCTTTACCTTCTATGCCTAATGTATTTGGAACAGTCAATGATGAAATTCTTAACAGAAGAGATGGAGGCATAATTGGATTTGCAAAAGGTGGTGCTGTAAAAAAAGGTGGTAAAACTTTCTTAGATAAAACTAAAGAAAAAATTAAACTAAAAAAAGATGGCACACCAGATAAAAGATATCAACCTAAAACTAAAACTCCAGACAAACCTAAGTCTAGTGGTACAAAGATTAATGAAAAGGTAGCTCAAGCCAAACCCAAACAAACTCCAGCACAAAAAAAAGCAGCGGCAGAAAGAAAAAGACAAGCAACAAATAAGAAAGCAGCACAACAAAGACAAGCTGATATAGATGCTAAAGCTAAAGCTAATGCAGATGCTAGAAGAAAAGCAGATACAGATGAGTTTAATCAAAGCAGACAACAAACTCCTGCTACTAAAGTAGATGATGCAGCTACAGGCGGTACCCCTAAAACAGGTGGAGGAGTTCCAGAAACTCCTATGACAACAGGAAACACTTTGCGTAATAATATTATTACAAGAAACCCTTTTAGATCTACAATAGCTGGTGGAGTAATTGCTGCTGGAATGGGATTCAATCCGTTTGCAGGCGATGGCTCCGAAGAAGATAGACCTGGTGTAGAAGATGTAACCATTACAGATAGCCCATTTGATTTTAATAATTCTGGCGGAAACACAACTCTTGTTGATACAGATCCTACTGCATGGGCACAAATCATGAAGGATAGAATAGTTAATGACAGAGGCATTCCATTAGATGACCAAGGTAACTTTACTGAGAAGCCTAAGTTTATGGACTACTTAAAGTCATTACCTGGTGCATACTCTGACAAGGTACAAAGAGATCCTGACTTTGCTAAGAAAATGATGGCAGGTTTCTTAAACATGATGAAGCCAGTAGAAGGATATGTTCCTATTAACTCAGCCGTTGCATTCGGTGAGGGATACCTAGGAGAAGAGACAAGACAAGCTGATATGCTACCTGCTGACGCTAAAATGCTTAAGTTCTTACAAGCTAATCCAGATCTTTATGATAAGTATTTGGAATCTGAATCAGCTAAAGCTGGTGTGTTATTGTCAGATATAAAAGCAGAACAAGGGACAACACTCTTTAATCAATTAGTAGATACAGTAGCAGGAAAACAAAATATATCATTAGATCAAGTAGCCAAAGGTAACTATCAACTTACGTACCAAGGAATACCTGTTGGGCCTTCTGACATAACATCTATACTTGATCAAGGTGTAAGCATTGTTGGTAATCCTGACTTTAAACTAGAAATAAAATAATGCCTACCATTACCTTTGCTGATGGTTCTTCTTCTTACATACCTGATAAAAAACCAGAAACTATAGCTGAAGCTAAAAGACGTTACGAACTAAGCAGAAAAGGTGAAGCTAGTGTCTTGGGTGATGTTGGTCGTCAAGCTGTTAGAGGTTTACAAAAAATTGGAGAAGGTCTAGCTACTACAGTAACTTCAGGTGTTGATCTTTTTGCTGACACTGACCTAACTAAAGACGTTACAGAATACTATCAAGGCATTGATCCAGGCGAAGCTGAAACTACAGCAGGTGAAGTAACAAGATACATGGTTCAGTTTGGATTACCTGGCTTTGGCGTAGCAGGAGTCTTATCAAGATACGGCAAGATGGGTAAAATTAAATCAGCGATAGCTGGTGGACTTGTAGATGGAGCTGTAGCTACAGACGATGTAAAGACTCTTGCTGATACATTCATAACTAAAAGCGAATCAGATCAAGATAGATTAGCTAGACTCAGCGGTGCAGATGCAGCCAAAGCTAGGCTAACAGATAGACTAGAAGTAGCAGGAGAAGGTGCAGCATTTATACTAGGGCTACCACTTGCAGGTAAACTTGCATTAACTGTAGGAGGTACAGCAATAGATGCTTTAGCTCCCGCTGCATCTTATGCAACTAAAGCTTTAACATCTAGTAAAAGCGGAGAGTTACAAAAGACAGCCTTTGATTCTAATACAGGTATGGCTAATACAATTAAAAAATATTTTACTTTTGCTGGAGAAAGACCAGACAATCTTACAGCTCAAGCCATGGCTACTAAAACATTTCAAGTTAAAGCAGCTCAAGAATCAGTTGATGCTACCTTTGATACTGTAATTAATACAACACAAAAGGCTATGGATCAAGGAACAATAAACCAAACCAATGCTTTAGCTTTATCAAGAAACATAGAAGACTTTATGTTTCCTAGAATCAGAGTTGACTTTCAATCTCCCAACATGAAAGCAGCAGACAAAATTAAAGAAGCAAGAAAGTTACAGAAACAAGCTGAACAAAATATTAAAGACTTAGAAAATAGATATATTAACTATAACTCTATGGGGCTTGGAAAAGGATTAGAAATATCTACACTATTAAAAAACAATAGAGATGTGTTTGATACTTACTCTCAAAATGTTTTAAATTATAGTGACGAAGGTGCAGATGGTTTTATGCACTTATTTATACCAGATGAACTTAGAACTGCTATAGCAGAAAATGCAGGATTGTATGGAACTAGAGCTTACAAAGCTATGGTTGATAATACTTACACTATAAATCCAGAGTTTCAAAAAAAAGCTATAAAAGAAATACAAGATACATTTGGTATTAATCAAGAACAAGCATACAGAGAGTTCTCTAGCTTATTAAATCCTGGGCCTAAGAATAAAAATGCTTTTAGTTTTGAAACAGATCAAATGATTTTACAAGGATTAAATGCAGACAAGGGTATATTAAAAGGTAGAACATTAAACAACTTACCAGAAACAAGGAGAGCATTAGGTGAATCAGCTGGTTACTTGCAAGGAGATTGGAAGTCTGCTTTAAATAATACCAAGCTTACCGCTAGTGTTACATCACAAAAACTTTCTAGTTTAGTAGCTAAAACAGAAATGTTTAATAACTTAAAACAATTAGATGATGTTGCTGATAAGACAGGCGGAGTTAAATTTTTAAGACCAAAAGAATTTGGCATGTCTCAAGATGGAACATTTGCAAAAGAAATAACTCAACCCAATCCTACAAACCCAAGAGAACAAATTATATTTAAACAGTTTGATGATGATGCTGGTGCACTTGCAGGATCTTATGCAAGAGCAGATGTTCACGATGCTTTAATGGATGCGGTGACTGATCAAAAATCTAACTGGCCCATCCTTGGAAGAGCATACACAGGATTTTTAGGAGTTAAAGCAGCATCACAGTATGGTAAAACAGTTCTCTCTCCTGGTGCACAGGTAAGAAACTTTACTAGTATTCCTTTCTTCTCTTTACTTAATGGTAATGTTGGTACTACTGGCAGGTTTACTGATGCAGTATCAACAAGTTTCGCTGGATTGTTTGATCCAAAGAAAAGAATATTAAAAGCTGACAAGATCAACGAGCTTATAGAAGAAGGCATAATGCAAAAGGGTGGTGCTCAACTTGGTGAGATAAGAGAGATAGCAAGACTAGCTAGTGATGAGTTTAAATTAGCAGCACAAATAGGTAAAGCTAAAGATGCTAGTAGTATAAAAGTATTTGAGAAAGCATACGGTATGACTGATGATGCTGGTCGTGTGTTCGGATACTTAAATGAAAAAGAAAGACTTATGCAATCTTTAATTAAAGAGTCTGATTCTTTAGTGCCAGTAGAAGCTTCTAAAAATATTATAAGATTTGCTGACGACATACAATCAGGTACAGGTGGTGCCATGATAAGGCCATCTGAACTTATTAGTAAGTATGGCGATGAAGGATTAGAAATGTTTGTAAGAGGTGAGGCAGGAGAGATAGCTGCCAACACTATACAGAACTATAAGAGAGTAGTTCCTATAGTCGGCGAAGTAATAAGAAGATCTCCTTTTGGTAACTTCGTTGCTTTCCCTGCTGAGATCATGAGAAATACAAGCAATGCTGTATCAAGAGCTATAAAAGAATTATCTAGTGATAACAAAGAGATACAAAAAATAGGCATGAGAAGATTGACTGGAGCTGTTACTACTACCAGTGCACTGCCCTCTGGCTTAGTAGCTCTTGGATCAGCACTAACAGGAGTAGATAAAGAAAAAGTAGATTCATATAAAAGATCATTTGCTGCACCTTGGGATAGAACAGCGTCATTAATACCTATAGCATCTGATAAGAATGGTAATCCTACACAGTTTATAAACTTTAGTTACATGAACCCATACGACTATCTTAAAAGACCTATAACAAGAGTCATGCAAGAAGTTGCTAATGGAGAAAGAGACGAAGAGACGTTACAAAAAATATTATTTGATGGCACAGTTGGTGCTGTTGGTGAGTTGTTTCAACCATTTGTAGAGCCAGCCTTTTCTTTACAAGCAATTAATGATTCTATAAGAGGTGAAACATCTACAGGTAAAAAGATATGGGGATCTTCAGATAGCACTGGAGATAAAATAGCTAAAGGTATGTATCACTTTGCAGATACAGCCATACCAACTCTTAGTCCTTACAGAATACAACCAAACTTAGGTGCTGACAAAGGCGTGTTTGGAGTATCTCCACCAGAGTTTGTAGATAAAAACTTTCCCCGTGCAGTTTTTGGTAGCACCAATAAAAAAGGCGAAGATAAAATCCTAGATAGAATGGGTAATGTTATAGATGTAGAAGAGACATTGGTACAAGCATTCAGTGGATTAAAAGTAGTCAAGCCACAGATTGATAGATCTTTAAGATACAGAGGCTTTGAAGCTAATGATGCTATAAGAGATGCTACTAATACTTTTAATAGATTGCTTAGAAGCAATGATCCAAAGCAAGCAGAAGAATTATTACAAGGCTACATGAATCAAAATGAAAATAGATTTAGAGCTTTAAGAGATTTGTATACATCAATAGAAGACGCTAGAACTTTAGGATTATCAGAGCAACAGATTAAAGAACAATTAAAAGAAGCTAAGGTTGCTAACTACGAGACAGTCATGAGAGGAATATTTAAACCTATAACAGTAGACCAAGGGTTAGTAAGAGAAGCACGTATGAGAGGTACTCAAATTAATCCATCAGCATTCCCTGTTGCTGAACAAAGATTAAGACAAGACCTTACAGGTAGATTTATTAATCCATTAGATATAGAAAGATCAAGAGCATCTCAACTATTAAGAGAAGAAGAAGAAAAGAAAATACTAGGAATCTAACTTGTATAACAAATACGGAGCAAAGAAAGTAAGACTTGATGGCTATACTTTTGATAGCAAACTTGAGGCAGCTCGATACAATCATCTTAAAGAACTAGAAGAGCAAGGTCTAATTTCTGACATAGAGATACACCCACCCTTCCCATGCTTTGTTAATGAAAAGAAGGTATGTCTTTACAAGGCTGACTTTAAATATAAGAACATCAATGGCGATGAGATCATAGAAGATACCAAGGGTATAGAGACACCTATGTTTAGATTAAAGAAGAAACTTGTTGAAGCTCTGTATCCAAGTGTAGAAATTATAGTAATAAAAAAAGCTAAAGCTTAGAAAGGCACGCCTGTTTCAACCCAAGGTCTGATACTCTTGATCGTACCATTCATTAATTTCTTAGCAGAAGCACACTGTTCTAGTAATTCTTTTGGAAAGCCACTGTTGATTACTTCTATCAGCTCCTCACTAGAGTAAAGGTTGTCGCCAGTAGATTCTTTCTGACTAGCTACGTTAATAAACTTAAACCCATCTTTCTCATACATAACAAAGTTATCATCCTCTTCAATCATGGTTGCTGGTATTAGCTCTGGTATATAGTTATGTCTTGGACATCCCTTGGTCTGTCTATCCTCGCTGATTCCTTTGTCATGTTGAGAGCAATGCCAATGCCCCCCACCCTTGTTAATATCAACACTAGCAAAGCGACATGATCTGCAATGAACTTTCTCAGGTAAAGATCTGCCAAGATATGCGGCCCTTTCTTTAGCAGACATAAAGCTACGTATTCTGTAGTCAGTTTCGGGTATGTTGTTGTCAGGTGGCGTATTAGTTTTCAATACATGCTCTGCTTTTTCCATAAGCATTTCAAACTTTAAGTAATCAAAGTCAATAACTTCTGTATACAAAGCTGAATTGTTTTTGTTGTAAACGATTGCTATGCAATGATCCATTTTAAAAAGTCCCATGTACAAATGAATCTGTGCGTCATACTCTTCTGACCAAGCACAATAACTACCTAGCTTTTCTAAGTTTTTAAAACGATTGTCGTTAGCTGTTTTAAACTCTAACAGATAAGGTATGTTTTCTTTCAAGCCTGGTAGGTTTCTAGCGACACCATCTATGTGTCCTTTGACATGCCCTCCAAGAGCTTCTGTTTTAAATTGCTTACCATCCTTTTGAACATCATAGATAATGGCTCCTGGTATCTTACGTAACTTCTCAATCAAATGATCTTCTACTACATTGCCTAGGTCTAAAAGTCTAAGAACTCTTGGCTCCCATTCATCGGGCATGAGCCAGCGGTATCGCATCCAAAGGAGCCTTTGATTTGGATTGCCGATACCACTGATACCCAAATAAAACCTTTGGTGTCTCTCAGTATTTGTTTCTACTTCATCAAGAAGATGATTGATTGTCATAGTAATATCTCCTCGTTTTGTTTTGTTCTGATCCCTATAACATTCTCATACTTGCCCTGCTTTTGTAAGACAATCTCTGCTATGTTTTCAAAGGCACCACTGTTTATTAATTCAGCGGCCATCCATGGTTGCTTGGGCGATCCCCACTTCTCTGCTATCTTCTTCCACTTACGTACTGCCATGTGGTGTGCTTTGGGATGTCCAAACATCAACGGCATTTTCTTAGGGAAAAATTCATTCTTAACTGTAAAGATTACTTGACAATACTCACTGCCATTCTGTGACTTGGTTACTGTTGCATAGATGTCAGTGACAGGTTTGTATCTAGGCTTGGCCTTCTCTCTCTCATCAGATAACACAGCTTGTCTCTCTGCCTTAGTTCTTTTAGCAACTTCTTTTTCTTTCTTAGTCTGTAGTTCTTCAAACTTTTTAGATCCTTCAAACTCTTGACCACACTCAATACATTTCTTTGCTGAGGGTAAGTTAATTGCACTACAGTTAGAACATATCTTAGGATGGTATCTAGCTGGAGATGACTGATCAGGTTGTATCTCATCAAGACAACCATGCCTAGCTACATTTTCTCCATAGTCAAGTAGTAGGCAGTTGTCTTTCTCCTCGTGCAGTCTCATCCCCCTTCCGCACATTTGAACAAACAAGCCAACGCTTTGTGTTGGTCTAAGTAATGCTACGCAGTCAGCTCTTGGAGCATCCCAACCTTCAGTCAGCACACCCACATTACATATAGCATGTATAGATCCAGCGTTGAATCTTTTTAATACATCTTCTCTTTTATCTTTTGGTGTCTCACCTGTAACGCATTCAGCTTCGATCCCATAGGTCTTCAAACATTGAGTCATTTTCTCTGCATGTAATACTGATACACAAAAGAATACTGTAGCTGTTCTACCTTTGGTATAAGCGTTATCAATCCAGTCATTAATAACCTGTAAGATCGTATCATCGACCATAGCTATTTTTTCTAGTTCGCTTTCCTTAAAGTCTCCATTCTTAAACTTTAATGCAACAGCTCCTGCATCAATGATGGCATCCTCATTCACAGCATAGGCTGATAACCTACACAAAAATCCATTACGGATCAGCTCAGGTATTGATACTGAATAAGCTAGTCCTTTAAAGAAATGATCTTTACGATTGCCATAGATATAACCTTGTCCCATACGATATGGTGTGGCAGTACAGCCCATAACCTTCATAGGATTCCTGTCTGATAAGGTTGTTATAATCTTTTTGTATCTAGTATGAGAGCTTGGCGGTACGTTATGTGCTTCATCTATGATCATGTAATCAAAGCTACCGACAGCATCTAATCTCTTGGGTGATGCTAGGGTATCTCTACTTGCTATAAGGATCTGTGAATCTATCTCAAAGCGTTTCATTCCTGCTGCCAATACACCCACTGGAGCATCGGGCCATACAGTTTTAAGTTTAGTCTCTGCTTGTTCTACTAATTCTTTTCTATGAGCCATAACCAAGAACCTAGCTGTAGGATCTTTGGCTAGTATCTCTTTAATAAAATGAGAAAAGATAATGGTCTTACCAGCAGCCGTTGGCAGTACGATTAAAGCATGATCCTCTGCTGGACGATTGGCAAACCAATGGTGTAGGGAATCTATTGCATCCCTTTGATAGTATCTAAGCTTCAATGTAGTATCTTTATTTTTTCTACAGGATCTTCTGATCCTGGTTTTTCAAACCCTAGTATGTCCATGTGATCTTGTACCATACTTAGTATTAACTCTAAGGCTTCTTTTTGTGTAAAAGAAAACTTAAAGGTAAGATCAACAGCAAATCTTGTTAGTGTAATGATTGCTGATCGTGAGTCTAATTCTTTCATTGACCAAGCATCAACACATTGTTGCACGTCATCAATAACTGTGTCGCAAGTCTTACTGTCTAAATATTCTATAAATTTTTCTTTGTCTGTCATCTTTAGTATCCACGTTTAATAATGTTAGTTTAGCTTCTTTTACTACAGTATCTAACCCAGAGGGTAGGCTGTCAAAGTTTTGATCTAAAGAATCTAATAGTGATGTCATTGATTCTACTAAAGCATTCGCTTCTCTTTTATCTATTGCCATTTATATTTCTCCAAAAATACATTAGGGTATACAATAACCCTAGGTGCGAGGAGTAGTCTTGGTATTAAGACTACTCACTCGAGTTATTTATTTACTCTCTCCTGTAAATAAATTATTTGTCCCAATCGAAATCATCGTCAGCTGACTTTGATTCTTCTTTAGGACTTTGCGAAGGAACTGACTTACTGCTTGTCTCAACTGCAAGAAACTTAGCAATCTTGTTCTTGTCGTCCCACTTCGTTCCGTCTCCCTTATCTCTACCAACTTCAACACTGACCTTGGCTTTGAAAGGAATGTTCAACATGCTCTCTAACTGTTCAAGACCAAAGGCATCAACATCAGCTTCCATGCCCATGGATCTTCTCCAGTCTCTTATTCTGCTGATAGATACGTTTAACCCAGCTCCTTCGAGCATGAATGTTTCCCATATCTTACGACCTGAATGAGAAGGGCCTGTCACATCAAAGGTAATTGATAAATATCTATCACCCTTAGCACTAGTTTTATTCTCCCATCCAGTAGCTACAAATTCGTAGTCACCGACTGGCATTAGATCAAACGATCCACCTGTATCCTCGACATCAGTCAAGTTTAAATTAAAATCATCAGACATATTATTCTCCTTTTTTAGATTTTAAAGATTCTTTAAATGCAGACATGAACGCTGTCCAATCAAGATCCAAGGGAGCATTCCCTAAATCAACTCGACTCTTGGCATCAAATGCTGCGGTGTATTTATGAAACAACTTACGCTTGCCGTATGACACAGCCCTGGTTGTTTCCTTAAAACCCTGTCCGCTAGTACGAGTTGATACCTCGTAGTTTGCAAACAGGTTGAAGTCTACCCACTCACGTATCATCGCTGATACTTTCTTATGAGTAGCCATCTCCCAACGATCATAGGGCTCACGCTCTGGATCATTAAAAGTTCTTATGCCTACATGAGATAGTAAGATGATGTGCATCTTCTTCTTTTGTAGGGCATCAAACATTCTTAGCAGTCTGCCGAATAACTCAGCAGATTCTGTAAAACCTTTTCCATATCCCATGGACTCAATAGATTTCTGACCATGAATCTGACATACCTTTTGCTGTACTAATTTCTCAGCCCAGTCAGTTGTATCAAAGACCACTGTCTTGTAGTCATGATCTTCTTCATACAAAGTTTTGATTTGTATTAGTATGTCGTCATAACTTTCACACAAAGGAAAGGATGCTGTATCTATATAGTTAGTACCAGCTTCTGTCTTTATAAAGATAGGGTTTGGTGCTTGACTTGCAAAGGTAGTTTTACCAATGCCATCTGTACCAGATAGGTTTATTTTAATTGAAGGGATTTGTATCCCTGTGGTTACGCTATTCAACAGGCTCATAGTTTTGCACTCCTTGTGACATCATTTCGTCTGTTATGGTTTCTACATCGTCAACAATCATTAATATTTTATTAACCCAAGCTTTGTGTAAACCTGGTGCAACATCTCTTTTGATACGATCACGTATCTCTTGTACTACATCATTGTGTGAAATCATTTCTCAGCTCCTTTTAATGGATCAACGAACTGGATGTATGGTCGTTCATTAATCTTGGTTTGTAATCCTTCTTGAAACTTATCAAAGATGTCTTGATGATTTGCTTCTATCATTTTAGATAGAGCAGTATCTTCTTTGTATACAGTTGTGAAAGGAAATAGATCTTCAGGTATCTCGTCTTTTACTTTAGATAAAAAACTCTGATCCCATGATCTTGTTATTTTATAATTAACTCGTAAGTCTTTTGGTATGACACCATTAAGATGTACCCGAGTAGATCCGCCAGTGTTAGAAAGTCTGTTGACTTGCTTATGCACATCGGGATGTTTGGTGATTGCAAAATCAAGCTGTGCACTTTGTTCTTTTAGTTCAGCTTGTTTTGCTAGATTCTTTTTCTTCTCCATCAAAAGTTGAGGTAGAGATAGCGTAGAATAGTCTTTCATATAAGGCTCCATTTTTTAAATACAAGATAGATGATACGCCTATGAAAAATATTGTCAACACTTTTGTAATAAAATTCTTTACTTATTGTAAAGAGCAATGTTAAGATGATATTTGGTATGAGTTAATGAAGTTATATATCAAATATAAAACTCCTCACTCAACCCCCTATAAGAGCATTAACTTATACCATTCTATATAAGGAGAACTATGGAACTTAAAGACTACATTGTTAAAAGAGGTGAAGATAAGTTAGCCAAAGACTTAGGTGTATCTATTGATACTGTTAGATCTTGGCGATACGGAACCAGGCAACCCTCAGTCAATCAAGCTAAGAAACTTATTAAGATGACAGGCTATGCTTTAGGTTGGGAAAACATTTATGGATCAGTAGACGAATGCCAATAGAAATAAAACCAAACACAGTCGGACAAGACATAGCTAATGATGAGCGTAAAGATATGCTCATGTCATATCATGAAAATAATTTTCATCTAATACCATGCGGATCTACAAACGACATCATACCTGAATACTTTAAAAGCAGACATCCCTTTGAAGACGATATGGTTTTACAAAAGCGTTGGTCAAAAACACCAAGAGTAAAATGGGCTGACTATATAGAGAAGCAACCTACTCTTAATGAAGTCAAGCAATGGTATCTACAATTTAAAGATTGCAACTGGGCTGCTATCACAGGCGTAACATTTATAGTGCTAGATGCAGACACCCAAGAGGCATGTGATTTTTGTGAGTCAGGTCAGATAACAAGAACAATGTTAAAACAAAAGACACCTCGTGGTGGCTATCATTACTTCTATGCTATCAATGATGATCTAAAGATAAGAAACACTACAGGTAAATTAGATATAAGAGGAGAGGGTGGCTATGTCATGGTCAGTCCTTCTGTTAATTATCAGTTCGAAGTAGTTGAAGGAGCTGTCGTAGATTCACTTGATGATTTACCTACTCTTAGTAGTCAAGACATGAATATTATCTATGACTATAACAACACAGGTAAGATCAACACAGAAAGTAAGACACCACTAACAACAGATGGTGTGCAAACAGGAATGCGAAACGACACCCTTGCTAGGCTAGTAGGTAAATGGATACTAGAAGGTTGGGGCATGAGAGAAGTTGTAATCAAAGCATTAGATTGGAATCAAACAAACAACCCACCTATGAGTGTGCAAGAAGTATTAAATACAACTCAAAGCATTTGTGCTGGACACTTGAAAAGAAATCCTGAAGAAGAAAGCGGTATACAAAAATGGAATACAAGTCAGTGGCAGATACAATTAACAGATGATTTAAAAGAAATCATGGATCAAGAAGATCCTATAATAAAAGCTAAGGATGATATACAAAGCGATCCTCTTGGACTCAAATCATTTAACGATCCCTTTTGGGATTCAATGGACAGCAGTAGGATTGAGCAGTATTGGGGAGATGCTTTTGTCTTTGAACAATCCAGAGTCTTACTGCTAGGTAAACCAAAGATAGGTAAGTCGCATTGGCTAGGAGCATTCGCGGCAGCAGCTACTACAGGCACAGACTTTATGGGTATGAGTTTCTCAAGACCTATCAAAGTAATGTGGCTACAAGCAGAGATCATTCATGAGTTCTTAAAGAAAAGAATTGAGATGTATTATCAACCCTATCATCATGATCCTGAACTATACAACTTAGGTAAGTCAAACCTTATAGCATCAGGTAGATTAAGAAAGAACATCATGAGGGACAGCGACATAGATGCTATCGCAGAGAGTATAGAGTTTCATAAACCAGACTTGGTAATGATAGATCCTATTATTAATTTCTTTAGTGGAGAAGAGAACTCCAACTCAGAGATACATGAGATGTTATCAAGAGTAGATAAACTTATTGAACTATATAAAGTAGCAGTGATCATTGCTCACCATACTGGTAAAGAAAGGGCAGATGATTTATCTTTCATGTCAGCTAGGGGCGGTAGTGCTTTCGCTGGGTGGATGGATTCAGGTGTTAAGCTGTCAGGTAAGAAACCAAACATAACATTATTCTATGAAGCTCGTAATGCAAGAGAACCTGATCAGCATTTAGCATACTTTGATTTTGAAAAAGGATACTTCAAGGTAGTAGATGCACAAGACAGTCCTGATGAGGTAGAGATTGCAAGAGTAGTAGCATCAGGTATGAGCAAACAAAAGTTTTATACAAGACAAGAACTAGAACTATTAGCAAGAAAAACTCTTAAAGAAAATGAGATGGCATCAGGAGAGAGGGCCGCTCGTTATGCAGTAAGTTATGTGCAGAAGTATCTAGGCGAAAGAGTAAAGAATCATAACGTACCTGGTAAGAATACTTGGTATTATTTAGCAGACAATGAAATGAAACGACCTTGGAAAGATGATTAACCCATATAAAATAGAAGGCCCTGCACTCATTAGCTTTAGTGGTGGAAGAACATCAGGCTTTATGTTGCACAATATAATACAAGCACATGGCGGTAAGTTGCCCGATGATATTCATGTAGTCTTTGCTAATACAGGCAAGGAAGCACCTGAAACATTAGACTTTGTAAACGACATAGCGATTAAATGGGGCATTAAGATACACTGGCTAGAGCTTTACTTTGGTGATGAGCGACCTATCTATAGAACTAAAGAGGTCACATACGAAACAGCATCAAGAAATGGTGAGCCCTTTGAAGCATTGCTTGATCATAGAAAATATTTACCCAACCCAGTAACTAGATTCTGTACATCAGAGTTAAAGATAAAAGTTATGTACAGGTTTATGAGAAAAATTAAAGATTATAAAAATTGGTACAATGTAATTGGTCTTAGACATGACGAACCTAGAAGAGTAGCAAGTGCAATGAAGCAGTACGAGGTATGGACAAACATAACTCCTATGAATGATGCCAAGCATACAGTCAAAGATGTATCAGAGTTTTGGAAGAAACAAAACTTTGATCTAAACCTAACGAATGCAAATGGTAAAACTCCTGCTGGTAATTGTGATTTGTGTTTCTTAAAAGGCATGGATACAACACTATCTATATTAAGAGAAAGACCAGAGATGGCAGATTGGTGGATCAAACAAGAACAAAAGTTTGGTGAACATCAAGGAGCTACCTTTAGAAAAGACAGACCAGGATATATAGAGCTTGTTGATATCAGTAAAAGTCAACAAGAATTATTTAATGATGACGATCAGATGACATGTTTCTGCCATGATTAAGATAGATAAGGAATCATTAAATGAAGCTATGAATGATGTCAGCATAGGATTGATCATGTCCTTTCCGATCAGCTTTGGTTTGC